GTTGCTTTGTTATGTGCAAAAATTTTAACAATTCTACCAGCGTCAGGTACAACTACAAAAGTTGAAGATGCAGTTGATACATCAGGTATAGCAGATGTTAAAAAGTAATCGTTAAGTGTTCTCATTGTATTTTCCTATTTATTTGCTTCGTTCCGACTTTAAAAAATCTTCAAAGACCAAACAAAATTGTTGATTAATATTATGAGGGGATAAAATACCCCCTCATAAAAGTGATAACTACTATGAAGTAGTTAAATCAAATATACCACCTGAAGCAGCTTGGTTTCTTGACTCTAAAGTGTATTCTGCAAGTAAGAATTTCTTCTGTGCATCACCACTTTGAGCTAAGTCTGCAAGTTGGAAGTCTCTTAAAAAAGAAACTGCAAACATATCAGGTTGTAAAACATAAGCTGATCTAGCTTGTTGAAATCTATTTGGTACAGCAGTTAATGCTCCAAAATCAGATTCATATATATCAACAGATGCTACCAATCTTTTGTTTTCTGCTGGATCAAATCTAGTAGATCCACCAGTAAAGCCTGATAGTTTTTGTTTGTTGAAAGAGCCAAGCATAATCATTGATGGATCTCCACCAGAGTCCCAACACTTCTTCACAACATCTTTTAGTTGTGCTTCTGTGAAAGCTCTTTGAGTTCCAACAACCCTTACATCAGTACCATCACCAGTAGGATCAGCAGGAGTTGGTGAACCAGCAGATGCCTTGTTAGTGTTAGTAGCAATCCAAGTTTCAATACCAGCAAGTTTTCTTGCAGTAGTATCGTTACCAGTTACAGGAGCTTGGTTTAACAATAGAGTAGTTTCCATATCTCTTTTTAGCTCTTTTGAAGCTTTTGAGATTTGGTAAGCCATTTCATTGTTTCTACCAGCTTTTGATACTGCTTCTAAAGTACCAGAAACGATCACAGCTTTTCTTGAAATCTGTGTTCTGTTTCCAACTCTAGTAGTAGCTGTCATAGCATTAAAAGCTACTTCATCACCCTCAACTTGGTGATTGTCTGAAGCTGCTGCTGCTAAAGCATCTGTTTGCCATTCATGGTAAACAGCAGTTGCTTTGTTCTTACCAACATTTGACATGAAAGGAGTATCAGTTGGACTTATTGAATAAATAATATCCGATAAATCTTCTCTTTCCCCTACTGCATCATATTGGCTATATGTGTTTGTTATTTGTGCCATTATTATTTTCCTTTGAGGTTATTTATTGTTAATCATATCTAAAAATATGCTAGAAGCATCTTTGACACTTCCAGATTTTCTTAGACGACTAAACTTTTCTTTTCTAGCTTTCTGATTGATCTCAGCTTTGCCTTGTTTAACCCCTGACGAAAAAACTTTGCTTGGTTTAGAAATCTTTTTTGCTAAATTCGGTTTTGAATTTTGCATACTTCTATACTTCATAGCATCATTAACCAACATTACTATTCTATGATCGTACACTTGAGCAACTTCTTGGTCGTTAAACCCATAATTGTTAAGTGTGTTTTTCATATTAGCTTTTAAACTTGAAGCCTTTGCTGGATCAGAAAATTCAGGCATCTTAGATACCAATTTTCTTTGTTGATCTTGCAAAAATGTTTCAAATTGTTGCTTTTGTTCTGCTTGAGCTTTTTGTAAAGATTGACTTAAAGCATCTTGCTTTTTTTTCAATTTTCTTTCCACTCTTGCAGCTTCTGTTGGATCTTCGTCATACAGTTTATCTAAATCGGCAGAATTAATTTCTGCGTTTAGATCCTGTTGAGCAATTGACAAACTTTGATTTAACTCATTTAGCTTTTGAGAATAATCTAGTCTTTGCTTTTCAGACTCAGATTGAAAATTCTTTCTATCATTAGAAAGTTCTTCAGTCTTTCGTCTATAGTCAGCATCTCTTTGATAACCATTCCTCAATTCATCAAGGGTAACATCAAATTCTTGACCAGCAACTTTCACTTTGTGAAGTTGTTCTTCGGTGGAATCTGGTTTCTCTTGAACATCAGATTGTTCTTCGTCTTGAGATACATCTTCAGAAGTTTCCTCTTGCGATTCTTCTTCCTTTATTTCCTGTTCCTCTGGTTGATCTTCGTTAGAAGATTCCTCTTTTTTGGGTTCAGGAGAATCTTGTTTAATTTGTTCTTTTGGTGCTTCTTGTTGTCCAATAGTTTCTTCTTCTTTTGGGTTTAGCAAACCAAATACTGCATTTGCAGCCTTATCAACATCAGTTTGTGCTTCCTTTAATGGATTGGCATTGTTTGACATATATTTTCCTTTTTAAGTTAAGTTCCTCTTATGAGGTTGACTTATCCTAAACTTATTTGTTTAGAATTTTTGTTTTTTGATACTGTTTCTATAATCTTCTAATTGTTTAGAAGCTAGTTTTCCTGTATCTAAAATTTCAAATAAATTTTGTTCTACTTTGCTTACTATATTGTAAGCTAACCAAAGTTTTTCTCTGGCTTCTGTTTCTGTTGCACCAGTATTAAATAAACTTTCTGTATATAATTTTTTAAGTTTATCAAAAGACTCTTTTAATAAAGGATTTTCAAAAAGTTGTTTAGCTTTGTTCGCTTGGTTCAACTCCTCCTGGAGTTTCGCTTGTTCTTTGCTGTCCATCTAAATTACTCACTTGTTGATCTAATCTGTCTGATGATGCTTGTGCTGCAAGGAATGTTTTATTTCTATTTGATGTTACTAATTTTTCTAAATCAGCATCAGCTTTAATTTTAGCTGCATCAAGTTGTGTATTATACTTCAGCTCCATTTCCTTAATTTTAGTTTCAAAACCTAATATAGCTTCTGCTGTTTCAGCTTTTAATTTTTTAGCTTCTAGTTCAAGCTCTGCAACTTTTCGTTTTTCTTCAGATGCTATTCTAGTAAATTCTATTTTCTCTATTGGAGTTGGTGCTGGTGGAGGACTAGGTTGTACTAAATCTCTACCTTGATCTGGATTAACAAAATAATTTTCAACATTTTTAAGTCCAGCTTCTTCAATAATTTTAGCAAGTGAATTATAAATATTTTTTAAAGTAACCATTGGATATTCTTTGTTACCTTGTAATTGGAAAGCCTGTAATTGTTTTTGTAAAATATTATTTAACATAACAATTTGTTGATCTTTAGAACCCACACCTAAACCAACTGTTATAGAAATGTTATATCTGTTTTTCCATTCAGTAGGATTAACAGGAACAAACTTATTATTTAATTCTACAATTCTTTCTTTGTCTTGATACTTAACTGTAAGCTCAAATATTCTTTTAAATAAATCTTTAACACCAGTTTCAGCAAATATTCTAGCAATCAATTCCATTCGCATTTGCGATTGGTTCATTAAAGTATTAACACCAGTTGCAGTTTTATTTAAACTGTCTGCGTCTAATCCTTGTGAATATCTAGTAACACCAGTTCTAGTTTCTCTAATAGTATCTAAGTATTCTAATAATGGAAATGCTTGTTGCGAAATAGTTTGATTTTGCATTGGCATCATAACTTGTGATGGTGGTTGTTTAGTTCTAACCACTCCACCTGGTCTTGAAGTAAGTAAATCATCAAGATTTACCATTCCGTCCATTATGGCAACTCTATTATTATTTGTTAAATACATATTATCTAACAGTTGTCTCATAACTGTAGATTTAACTAATTGAACATCTTCAACTAATTCTGCAACCGATCTACCATAAAATCTGTGTGGCATTGGTACAGGAGTTAAAGAACAAAATGGAATAAAATCGCATGGCATATTTTCTAAAATTTCATAACCACTTTCACCAGCAACTATTACTTTTCTAAGTTCGGCAATACCATCACCATCCATATCTACTTTAACATAGCACTCATAAATTTCTATCTCTTGAGTACTTTCATCTGGTGAATCATTAAATGGACTTTCATCTATATCTGAATATCTAGTTAATCTTTCATCATTTAAAAGAATAGCATTTGTAGTTGGTAAATTTTCAACTATGTCTTTATCATAACCCATCTCTATAAGTTCTGATCTAGTTTTTAAAACTTTATGTGCAACAAAATTTGCATCTTCAATAGACTTTGCAGTTCTTTGAATTAAAAATTCTTCAGGTGGTATGTTTTCTATTTTAACTTTGCCAGACCTATTAGTTCTTTTAATAATACAATTATGTAAATAAGGAGTTGGAATATCACCCATCTCTTGACCTTGAGCTTCGGCTAATGCTTTAATTTGTTCTAATTCTTCTTTTCCTTTTTCATCAACAAATTTTTCTTCTTCAACAACTTCAACTTCATCATTATCAATTAATATTTGATATTCTTGATCGTTTAAATTTTCGTAAGTTTCTTGTTCAACTTTTTCGCTATCTTCCCAATAAATTTTTACAATTCCATTTTTTTCAATTAACGCATCTTTAAACCAATCATATAAAATAGAAAAACCATTATTATCTTTGTTAAAAATATAATTAATATAATTAGTCGCTTGTTCAGCAAGAGGTACATCTTCGGCTTTTACTGGTTCGCATTTTACAACTTGGTGTGATGCTGTAAAAATTCTAAGTAAATTTGGAAGTATTGTTTCAATAGTGTCTGCAACATCTGTTGATACTACTTGTGATCTGCCATCAATCTCAGTACCTAATGGTTCTCCCATATAGTATTCTAAAGATTTTTTTCTTTGAGCTGATAGGTTGCCACCCATATAACCTAGAGAGTTATTAATCTCTTGATTGACAATTGCTCTTAATTCTAAATCTGTTACTTTTTCTGCCATATTAAACTATATAATTTGTATTAATTGGAACTTGTTTTTTCCAATCACTAATTTCTACACCCTCACCTACTATGCCTGTTCTAAAAGCATCAGCACAATGAGATGCGTAATTGTGCATTGGTTTATTTCTAAAACATTGATTTTTGTCGTCCCATCTTTTTTGATAGGCTTTTAAATTTTCTAATCCTTTTTGACATTTGTTTTTGTCAAACCAACAATTAGCAATAGATTTTCTGACAGCTTCAATACCATCTTCAATAGATAGTTTCGGTGCTACTTCAAAAGCAATACCTAATTCTAAAGCACTCTCCAATCTTGATTTACCAAAGTTACCTATTTCTCTAACTTTAATATCATGGGGAGC